GGAGCGGGCGAAGTGGGCGGCGCGGCTGGCGCAGTATCGGCCGTGGGAAGGGCTGTACGGGTGGCAGGCGGGCTGGGGCTGGCGGCCCGACAGCGCCGGCGACAATCCGCTGATCCCGAAGGACATGCTGGAGGCGTGGCGTGTCGAGTGGCGGGCATCGCGCGCGCAGCAGCCGGTGGCTTGAGGTCAACAGGATGGTGCGGTCGCTATCCTTCGACGAACTGATCCCAGCCACGACGCTGCGGTCGATCGCGTGGGCGATGAGCGACCCGCGAAACGTCGGAGATCTCGAACGCCTTCTCCGTGAAGCGACCACCCGATTCGACGGCATCATCACTCAGCACCCAGCAACCGGGCACTGGACGCGAGAGCGCGTGCACCAGGAGGCGCTCAACGCGGCCGACGCGCTGCTCGACGTCGCCCTCGGCTACACGACCCGCCGTCGCGTGGCAGGCGAAAGGGGGGAGGGGTGAAATCTCTAGGGGACAGGGGAGCGTCTACCGCGCGGGGTGCCATCCAGAGGTTTTTTTTCTCGGGCGCGATGGCGGCGAGTGTGGCCGTCACGATCACTTAAGGTTTTTGATCCGATGGCAGTTGTTGTTGAACAAATCGCGCCGTTTCAGGCCGGCGAGTTATCAGAGTTGAAAACCTCGCCGCTTTCTCGCATCTTGGCATCGCTGCTTCGTTGGAAGGCCAGTTGCGGGATGCAGCGGCGCCATTCTGAGGCACCCCGAAAGCGAATCCGCGGGATGTGGACGCCCGGGCGATATCGAGACCGCTTCAACAGCGGTCGGATCGTCTTGGTTTTCAGCGGATGGCTTTCATGATCGGTCACAATCACCACCAGTATTTGACGCTTCGGCCCGAAATGAAGGGCGACGCGGATCAAAAAGAGCGCGCCGTGTTCGATATCCGCGACCTCAAATTCGCGGATGGCGGCGTCAGGAAGTTCAGCGGTTACGGTGCCGTCTTCGGCAACGTCGACTCCTACGGCGACGTGATCGCAAAGGGCGCCTTTGGCCGCACGCTCAGCGAACACAAGGCAGCCGGCACGATGCCAGCGATGCTATCGCAGCACGGGCCGGTGATGGGCGGCGACGAAATGATGCCCATCGGCGTCTGGACTAGCATGATGGAGGACGACCACGGCCTCCTGGTCGAGGGCCGTCTCTCGGATACGCCGCGCGGCAACGAAGCGTACACGTTGCTGAAAGACCGCGCGTTGCGTGGCTTGTCGATCGGCTACGTCGCACGGAAATTCACCCTTCGCACGAAGCCCGACGAGCCGCGCCGGACGCTGACCGATATCGAGCTGATCGAGGTGAGCCTGGTGACGTTCCCGGCAAACCCAAAGGCCCGTGTCGATGCCGTGAAGGGCGTCCAGGGCAAGGCCATCACCACCCGAGATTGCGAGCACGCCCTGCGGGATGCAGGCGTGCCGCGAGAGCTGGCTAAGGCGATCGTCGCCAAGGGCTGGCGAGCTGCAACCGATCAGCGGGACGCTGAAGGCGAAGGCTTTGATGCACTGGTGGCAGCTCTTAACGAGCGCGCCGAATCGCTCAAAAACCTAGTCAAGAAGGTCAATTAACGATGCATACTCATCAGATTCCGCGCATGGAATACAAGAACGCGCCGGTGCTGCCTCCCGAACTCAAGGCAGCACTCGATAACGTGACGGGCGGCTTCGAGAAGGCCGTCAAGAGCCTTGAGAATCGCCTCGACGAAGTCGAGAAGAAGGCTTCGCGGCCGTTCAGGGGCGGTGGCGGGCCCAGCAGCAGCCCGGAAGGCCTCGAGGCCGAACGCAAGGCGCTGGCGACGTTCGTGCGCACCGGCGACGACAGCGAGATGAAGTCCCTGAGCGTGGGCACGGATCCTGCCGGCGGCTACACGGTGCACGCGGCTCGTTCCACCGACATGACGAAGAAGATCTTCGACGAATCGCCGCTGCGCGGGCTGTGCCGCACGGTCACGATCACCGAGGGCGATGCCTTCGAGGAGCCGGTCGACATTTCGGAAGCCGGCGCCAACTGGGTTGGCGAGAATTCGTCGCGCCCAGAGACCACGAATCCCTCGCTGCGGATGCTGCGAATTCCCGTGCACGAGATCTATGCCCTGGTGCCGGTCACGCAACGCCTGCTGGACGATTCGGGCATGGATATCGGCGCGTGGGTCGACGGCAAGATTGCCGAGAAGTTCGCCCGTTCGGAAGGGCTGGCTGGCGTCAACGGCGACGGGGTCACGAAGCCTCGCGGATTCATGACTTACGACGCCGTCGCCACCAGCGATGCCACCCGCCCGTGGGGAAAGCTTCAGTATGTCCCCAGCGGCTCGGCCGGCGCGGCTTCCGATGCCGATGGCCAGGCCAACGGGATCAAGGATCTCTACTGGTCGCTGCGCGCCGGTCATCGGAAGGAAGCCACCTGGTACATGGCGAGCTCGACGGCCAACGCCATCGACAAGCTGAAAGACAACAACAAGGACTATATCTGGCGCGACGGCATGACCGCCGGTGCGCCGCCGTCGCTGCTCGGCCGGCCGGTCGAGTTCGATGAGAATATGCCGGCGATCGACGCCGATGCGTTCCCGATCGCTTTCGGCGACTTCAAGCGCGGCTACACGATGGTCGACAAGGTCGGCATCCGCTACCTGCGCGACCCGTTCAGCAGCAAGCCTCACGTGGTGTTCTATGCCTACCGCCGCACTGGCGGGGACGTGAACAACTTCGAGGCGATCAAGCTGCTGAAGATCGCCACGTCGTAGGGCCTGGTCTGGAGGGGCGACCGGCGGATGTACCCGGAGCCCGTAGCGAGCGGCGTTCACCCGAGCGTCGCTCGCCTCTGGTCCACAAGGGTTGCCACGCGCCGGCGCGAAGCCATCCCGGCCACAATCGAGGAGGAAGAGAGCGATGCACATCGCGGTGAACGTCCTGAAGTGCGCGGGAGGCCATTGATGGGCATTACCCAAAGCGGCCTTACGGTGGTGGAGTTGGACCGGTTCTTCGATGCGGACATCCGGAAAGCGCACATTGGCATCGCCACTGAGGGTTTGATGCAGGAGGTGCGCCGCGGCTTCGATACCGAGCCTGTCGTCATCACCGACGGCGTGCGGCTGCGGGACTATCTTGACGTGCGCCCTTATGGCCGGATCGAGTTCGCCCGTCGCTCACAGCTGGCTGACGTCGTTCTGTGGACTCTCGATGAACTTCGCAAAATCAGTCCAGTGCTTACCGGGCGGTATGCGGCCTCCCACCTTCCCTTCATCAATGAGCAGCCGATCCAGGGGGACGTTCGCCAAGCACTCATGAATGCCAAGCCCGGTGATGTCGTGATGATTGTCAATCCGCAACCCTATGCCGCCAAAATCGAAGGCAAGGACGCCTACACCAGGTGGGAAATAGGCGGCGGGAAGGGCTCGCGGCGCGCGCAACGTAAAGGCAGCGGGTGGACCGCTGCGATGATGCGCGGCCAAAGCAATCAGGCGAAGTTCGGCGTCTATCGGAAAGTGCTGTTCAAGGTAAAGAATCGGTTTGGCAGAACCGTCGCCGTCGATTTCCGACCCCATCAACTGCCAGCAGGGGTCATGGTGAAGGGAAAAATCGGTGGGGGCAGTAGGCGTAGCGCTGCTCGAGCCCAGGTTTACCCGGCCATCATCCTCCAGCTGTACGGTAGGGTATGAAATCGCCAGGTGCTCGCGGGTGTGCCGGGTCGGGCGGAAAGCGGCACGCTTCTGGTCGCCGCTCAACTCGTTCAGGTAATGCATGGGGATCTGAGCATGCCGGTCACCGTTGAACAGATTGGTCGCCCCACGGATAGCAACACCATCGGCCTGTGGGTGAAGGAAGCCACGATACGGGCCGCTGAGGCAGCGTTGCGCGAAGAGGTGGCCAAGGGCTTCGACAATGAGCCTTTGGTCATCACCGACGGCGCGCCGCGGCGCGACTATGCCCATGTCCGGCCGTTCGGCCGCATCGAGTTCGCCCGCCGCTCGCAACTGGCGGACGTTGTCCTGTGGACCCTCGATGAGCTTCGCAAAATCAGTCCGGTGCGCACGGGCCGGTATGTTTCGTCCCATCAGCCCTTCATCAATGGGCAGCCGATACAGGGGAACGTGCGCCAGGCGCTGATGAACACCAAGCGCGGCGACGTCGTAATGATCGTGAATCCTCAGCCTTATGCCGCGAAGATCGAGGGCAAGGACGCCTATTCCAGGTGGGAAATAGGGGGCGGGAAGGGCTCGCGGCGCGCACAACGCAAGGGCAGAGGTTGGACCGCGGCGATGTTGCGGGGGCAGAGCAGCCAAGCGAAGGGCGGCGTCTATCGCAGGGTGCTGTTCAAGATCAAGAACCGCTATGGCAACCTGGTCGCCGTCGACTTCCGGCCCCAACAATTGCCGGGTGGTGTCATGGTGAAGGGTAGGCTTGGGGGGCGTAGCAGGCGGCGCGGCGATCGTGCACAAGTTTACCCGACGATCATCCTGACGCTGTTCGATCGATGAAGCCAAGGGGCTATGGGTGTGCTGGCGCCCGTACCGAGCGGCGAACCGAGCCGGCGGCCTTAGGGACGCGGAACGCTGCCCGCCATCGCGTCGGCGTGCAATCCCTGGCAGTGCCAAACCTGGTCAGCCTAGGCTGGTAATCCTTTCCGTATCTCTCTTGCCATCGCTGAAAAAGCATCGGCGTGCTGCTCGATCTCAACAGCAGTGGCGTCGATCGCTGACGCAGGTTCTGGCTTGGCTTCGAACGATAGTTTTCCTCTGACACGTATCTCGTGCCGCACGCTTCCCGGCGGATCGAACGACCATGAATCGTGAATCAGTCGATTTCGACGTTCGGACAGGGCGTGCGTTCGCTGCTCAAAGTCATGGAGCATCGAGATGGACCCTTTGCGGGCGCCGCGAAGCTTCGCCAAAGCGATGTAGCTGTCGAGCAACCTGCCGGCCCCCAGAATCTGCGCAGTCAAACATGCGCCCACTTCGCCATCGACCTTTGCAAGCCCCCAGATGGCAGCGGCTATCTCGAACTCAAGATTCGCCCATGCGACTGCCACACGTCCAACAGCCTGGTGATGTTCGGCTACCACCTGCTGCATATGCTCGACAATTCGTGGATCGACCATTCGTTTGCCGCCCTTAATCCGAAGCGCGGCGGAAATGATAGCACCCGCGGCCGACGGGGGATCCGGATGAGATCGAGTTCCTAGTCGCCCGCCAGGCGAAGATTGGGGTTGCGCTGGAGCGCTTCGCGACCAAAACGCTGGAGATGGGAGCCTATGTCAGGACGTGCAGCGCGAGCGTCAACAACGACGTCGGCGGCAACTGAGACACCGCCTCGTTGCCTCGCTGGCCCGCCAAAACTGGCCGGCAGGACGTCACGGCGGCCCGTGGTATCGGCTGGCGACGCCCGGACCGGCCGGCAGCGTCTGGCGGGTAGATTTCCCGGCCCTACGGCATATCCCGCAGTTTTGTCATCGCGAAGGTCAGGTGCCGCCCATCGGGAAAGGTGACGGTGTGTTGGTGATTGGTGAGCGCGCCGCGGGGAATCGAAGCCTTGAAGCCGAAAGTGACAGGGGCTGCGCTGCCTACATGGCCCGTGACTGAGAGACCGCCCGGCGGCAGCGTTACCTGGACGTCCATTTCGAGCGTGTTGTTGCTCTGGTTGTAGACGTAAGTCCCATTGTAGCGGCGGCCAAAGGGGTCCGCCCCGACAATCGTCTGTGTGTCCAAAACGACCATGCCGGCTCCCCAACCAGAACCGCCTTGGAAAACCACCGAGTAAAAGCCTTCACCGCTCATGTCGATCTCCGTCGTTGTCGGTTTGTTGCATACACGGATAAGCTGTGGAGCGCGCGGGGAATCACAGCGCGTCGCTAGTCCTCACGCGTGCCAGCGGGCCGCCCCTGACAGCGCCGCTCGGCTATCGTCACGGCGCCTTGCCCTTTGCGGCCCGCCCGATCTCTACCAGGCGGCGGCTCGCGAGCGTCAGCAACGACGTCGGCGGCAACTGAGACTCCGTCTCGTTGCTCGCTGGCCCAGCAAGACTGGCCGGCAGGACGTCACGGCGGCCCCTGCCATGGGCTGTCGCCGCGCGGACCGGCGGGCAGCGTCTGGCGGGCAGATTTCCGGGGCAGGCCGCATCGGGGCATAGACCGCTCTTGCTACGGCTCCCCGACGACTATGGCCGGGATCGCCTCAAAGCCGGCGGCGATCGATGCGCTGAATCGATGAAACCCATCGTAGCGCCGATGGGTAAAGGGGGCCTCGTCTTCGAGCGAAACGACCTCGATCGGCGGAAGTTGGTCGCCTTTGGCAATTCCCCGAAGCACGGCGAGCATTCGTTCGCGATCAAAATCGCCGCCAGCTCTGTTACGCGCGCCGCGCCGGATGGAGCTTAACGGCAGTATCTCGATCGCAAAGCCAGGCCGGACCGGCCGCCACGGATAGCAGGATGAGGATGGCCGGAAGTCCGCCATGCCGCTGATCGACCACCAAGCGTCGGGAATGTCGAAGGTGAAACAGCGTCCAGAAGGTGTGAACCTCATGGAGACATCTTAGCACGTGCCAGCGGGCGGCTTCCCTGGCTGGTGAATTTCAGCGCGGCTTGCCGTTTGCGACCAGCCCAAGCTCGACCAGGCGGCGGATCGCTTCGGGGCGGTTTGGAAGATCATCTTGGCGACGGCGCCATGCGTCAAGGCTCTGCAACGCTGCAGGCTGAAGCCGCACACCGACAAGCTCGCCGGTCTGTGCCGGGCGTGCCCGTCGTGTTTTCGTGTTATCACTGTTTGACGCTTTCACGGACCCATGATAACACGAAGCGAGCCGGACGGAAGCGGCAACTCCCGCCCGGCTCTAACCGCAACTCGAGCCCGTGGAGCCCGAATCATGGCTGCAGCCAGAAGTATCACAAGTCCCCGCCGTCGAAACTTGCTGGCGTTCGTCGGCGGCGCCAGCGTCGCGACTGGTCTTGGCACCGCCGCCGTCGCCGCGGGTACCCCGTGCACATCCCATGGGCATCAACTCGGCCCGCTCTTCGAGACACTGGATCGGCTGGCTGGCGAGGTCGACCAGCAGCTCGACGTGGTAATGGCGGCCGAGTCGGGAACCTCGGCCCAAGCACTGGCGGCCCGTGAATTCAAGAGATTGCAGGCGCTGCGCGATCGGGCATTCGAGGCGCTGGCCGCGGCCCCGGCGAGGAACCGGGCCGAGATCGAGCGCAAGTTCGCGATCGTTTACGACTGGATGGGCTGTGCCGTCGACAAGGAGGAGCCGTTCCTCGCGATGCTCGACAGCGTGCGCCGGGATTTCAGGGCGCTGACGAAGTGACGTTGTGCGAGCAGTGGAAAACGATCCTATGGACATGTCCGTTAGTTTTGGGGATATTCTAACGGATATTCCCGATAGATAGGAACCTGCTCAATGACCACTGCCGTACAGCCTCAGCTCTTCCGCAGCAACGTGGCGATGAGCATCGCGAACGTCGATCGCATGGCCTTCAACGAGGCCGTCGCCGACGGGCACTACGGCTGCGCCCCAGGCACGAAGAAGGGCAAGGTGCGGAAGTTCACGGCGTCCGACATCCTGGTGCTCTACGTCTTCGGGCGGCTGCGCGAGTTCGGTTTCACCGTCAACAAGGCAGGGAGCCTCGCCTGCCGGCTCTTGGAGTTCTTCAAGGATAGCGAGGCCGCCCTCGTCGACGTCGCTGGCCAGGACAGCGTGACCTACGTCGCCGGTTACACGGGTGCCCTTGAGGGCATGATTGGTCACTTCACGTTCGACCGCGATGTGCCGCAGCGTTGGCAGCACCCGCATGCCGGCGTCCAGTTCTTCAGGCTCACGATCGAGCTGGCGAATGTCCGGCGATTGATCGACGAGGCTGCGCAGGAAGAGGCGGGGATCGAGCAAGACGACGAAGGTTGAGAAATCCCCGCACGCGCACTCAACGGGCGGCCGGTCGCCCGAGTGAACCAAGCGCCTCTCGAGGAGCCCGTGCGGGTATCCGTCCTTTCCTCGAGGCGGATGCTGAGATCCAAGCAAGAGGCGTAAACCGGCACTATTGAGGGCGATCCATGCGAAAGCGACACGACGCATTGCCTGGTAATCTTCCGCCGCGGGGCCTGAGCCGCGAGGCCGCTGCGGCCTACATCGGCATCAGCCCTTCGAAGTTCGACGAGCTGCTGGTCGACGGTCGCATGCCGGCGCCGAAGCGCATCGACGGCCGCAAGGTGTGGGATCTTCGCGCGGTCGACCAGGCCTTCGACGCGCTGCCCATCGAAGGCGAAACTGCAGTCGAATGGCGGGCTTGATGGCGAAGCTGCGACTCCCGCGCTACGTGAAGCCGGTACGGAAGAAGGACGGCCGTACCTACTACTACCTGAACCGTCCTGGCTTCCCGCTCGTGCGGTTGCCGGGAACGCCTTACTCGACGGCGTTCATGGATGCGATCGAGGCTGCGCTGCAGGGACAGGAGCGCGCGCCGATCGGCGCGAAGTCGACCAGGCCGGGCTCGGTCAAGGCCGTGTGGGTCGCCTTCAAGGAATCGGCGGATTTTCGAGTGCTGGGCGTGTCGACACAGGCGACCTATCGCCGTTGGGGCGAGGCGTTCTGCGAGAAGAACGGCAACAACAGCCTGGCGCACCTGACGCGCGGCGCGGTGCAGAAGATGATGGATGCGAAGGCGGCGACGCCGGCGGCGGCCAACAACCTGCTTCGGCTGCTGCGCATGCTGGCGCGCTTCGCGCTCGATCGCGGGATGCTGCGCGAGGATCCGACGCGAGGCGTGCGGCCGCTGCGGTACCGCTCCACGGGCTTCAGGACGTGGGCTGAGGAGGATATCGCGAAGTTCGAGGCCTTCTACCCTGTGGGGAAGCGGGAGCGCCTGGCGCTCGCGCTGCTGCTCTACACCGGACAACGGCGGTCCGACGTCGTGAAGCTGGGTCCGCAGAACGTGAAGGCGTCGGCCGTTCATCTGCGGCAGCAGAAGACCGGTACCTATCTCTCGGTGCCGCTGCATTCGGAGCTGAAGGCCATCATCGACGCGACGCCGGTCGGCCATCTGACGTTCCTGGTCGCGCAAGGCTCCAAGTCCTTCACGCCGGCCGGCTTCACCAACTGGTTCCGCGACGCTTGCGAACGGGCTGGCCTCGAGAAGGGCCTCGCGCCCCACGGTCTGCGCAAGGCGATGTGCCGGCGCCTGGCTGAGGCCGGTGCGACGACACTGCAGATCATGTCGATTACCGGCCACCAGAACGTCGAAGAGATCGAGACGTACGTGCAGGCCGCGAACCGCCAAGGCCTCAGCCGTGACGCCATGGCAAAGATCGAAACTGGAACGGCAATTGGAAACTCGATTGGAAACCCGACCCGTGCCCGGAGTTAAGCCGTTGAAAATCAACAATAGCCACGAGCAGATGGCGGACAGGGCGGGATTCGAACCCGCGGTGGCTGTTACACCACGCACGCTTTCCAAGCGTGTGCCTTAAACCGCTCGGCCACCTGTCCGGGAAGCGCGGTTGGCCGCTCTTATACATCGGTGGATGGTTTGGGCAACGTCCTTCCCCGGTCCCGGCGGCTTGGCTAGGGTCCGCCCGTCGGACGGGTGCCTGGGGGAGTAATGGTCGTGTTTCGTGCCCTGGGCTGGCTGCTGCTGGCCCTGGCTGTCGCAGTGGTCGTGCACGACCTGCTCACCTGGTGGTCCGAGGGGAGCTACCCCTTTTCGACCCTGGGAAGCCTGTGGTCGCACCTCGACCCGTCCTCGCTCGGCAACACCCAGACATCGGCGCGGCGCCATCTCTCGGGCATTCTGTGGACCTGGATGATGCGGCCGCTGCTCACGGTGCCGTCGGTGCCGGCCTTCCTGGTGCTGGGCCTGGCCCTGCTCTGGATCGGCCGCCGCGACGGCGGCCGTACGGAGCCGGGCTTTC